CAATAATCCTATCGATGTCCATCAGAGTGCTTTGAGATGTGTTAAACAGTTTTGGTCTGCTTCTATATCGTCTATCAAAGTCTTCGGGTATTCAGGAATTCTATTCAAGAATAACAAGAAACTTTTGATAGATGGCCAAAGGTCCTCTTCTAAATTGTAAAATAGAAGAGGAACCGTAGCATCATTAAAAACATTAAAGAGTACTATAAGATGATTTAGAATGAGATGGACTTTCAATTCTCCACTATTCTTATATCGTTTTAATAACCGTTTGACATATCTGATCCTTTTCAGGTCAGATTCAAAGTCATCTTTAGTGACTGCTTGAGGGTTATCGTAGAATTTTATAGCAAAGAGTAAATAGTTACTCTCATTCAATTCATCAAATCTCATAGACTATCAGCTATCTGGGAATCTTGTATCGTCAGCAGCATCAGTTCCTGCAGCGGTGCTAATTCCACCAGCAACTAATACTTCAGACTTAACTCTAAGTCTTCCGTGCGTGTCGATGTAAGTTGTAACACCAACCCATCCAGAGTGAGCGACTGCGTATGCAGCATTCTTACCACCAACAGCAGTTGTTGCAGCAACGCCAACCTCAATCTGGTCTACACCAAATACTCCAGTGAATACTGGATTGGTTGAGAAACCAGTTGACTTTGATTCAGGTGCTCTATATACAGAATCAACCACTGTGTAAAGAGGTTCTTCTGAAACTGCGTAGGTGCTTCCAGTAACAGTTGACAGACCACTGACAAATCCAGCAGTTGATGCGATAGAGATTGTCGTTGAGGTAAATCCAGTAACAACTGCGTAACCATAAGTTGCACCAGCACCAACGGTTACAACGTTACCAGTGGAAATTCCAGCTGTTGTAAAGGTGACAACACCTACCGTTCCAGTGATTTGTTTTGTGCCAAAATTGACATCAACTGTTCCTGTGGAATATACTAAGTCTTTATTGCCCCAAAGAGCCATGTTTCCTTACCTATAAAATTCTTATATTGATATTTATAAAAAAAAGAGACCTTAAGGTCTCCCTTAAATCACTCTTCGCGGTTTCTGATTGCTTTCGCTACTGCTTCAAGCAGTTGGTCATCCATATCGGTTTTAGTCAGTTTAACTGCCTTACCAAGAATTACCAAACAAATGTCAATCAGCTTTTCGCCAAGTTCCTCGTTTTCGGGGATTTTAGATACAGCATCAGAAATAACTTTTGATGCTAATGGAAGAAGGAATCCTAACATGATAGATACCAATTATCTATCAATATATAGGGACTTATCCTCCAGATCCGACTCCCGATTGACTTCCAAACTGTTGTTGCATTCTGAGTTTGACACGATTTCTTATGCTCGCATCGTCTGCAGGATTAATTTCTCTTTGAAGAGTAGACTTTGGTTTTGCTGCTTCTCTTTTTGCTTGTGCTGCTCGTTTTGCTGCTTCTTGGTCAGCGGATGCTTGAGCAGCAGTATAAGTAGCAGCATTCTCATTCATCTTAGCAGATGAAGAAGTCATAATCTTCATGACCTTTTCATCATCAGGCATATCAAGCATCATTGGGTTTCTAATACCCATTGCTCTTATCTTATTTTTGAGAAGATTGCGATATGCCATCTTATCTCTTCTATCACATTCGCAAGGGCACTTGCCACACTTAGGGCAAACTGCCTCTTCTTTTACATCACCTTTTGCCATCTTAGTTGCGGTGGCATACATTACAGACTCACCATCTTCACCATAACGGTCTTTAAAGTCTTTTTTAGACTTCTTCATTCCCTTTACATACTTTTCCCTCTTATTCTTTTCCTTCTTGCTCATTTTCTTCTCTTGAATTAATTCAGAGAATTTTTGATGAGACTTGCTCTCCTTCATGTCTGGGAATACTTTAACAGCATTCTGCTCACCAGACTTCATGACATCAATCTTTCTGGAATTCTGACCTTCAGTGCTGGTAGTACCAGTTGCCTCAGTCCAAACATAATCTTCTTTAGCGATTGCTTTGTTAATCGCATCACGACGATTGTAGATGTAAGAATCGGTCTTATCCTTCTTACCATCATTGTTTACATCACCATCTCTGTCCCTAGGATTCTTAGCAACTGGGTCTAACTTCTTACCCTTAGACTTCTTAGCAGATGCTGTTCTTTCTCTGGTATCTTCATGCTCGGTCATGTCAACCTTGAGACCTTTTGCTCTCAGTTGAGTAATCTTTTCTCTGGTTGCAAATCTAGTATACTTTCTACCAGTCTTAGGGTCAGTAACACTAACATGATACTTAGTGCCACCCTTACTTTCCATCTGACGCTCATAGACCAGTTGAACTGGTTCTTCTGGTTGCTCAATACCTTCAACAAAAACTTTGAAGAGTGCGTTAGCAACACCATCAACTGCTAAGTCGCTACCAGTATTCTCAAACTGCTCAGCAACTTTACCGCCATCTTTACCGAAGAGTTTTGCTCTTACTTCTGCTCTCTCTTGAGGGCTCAAAGAACTATTAGACATATACTGAGAGAATGCCTGCTTCAGGTCAATATCTTCTCTTCTTGCACGATATCGAATATCGTATACTGCTTGACGAATTTTCTTTTCGGAGCTCTGCTCTTTCTTTCCTCCACCTTCTCCACCTTCACCACCTTTTGCCTGAGGTGCTGGTGCAGCAGCAGGAGAGTGCTTTCTTGCAGGAAGCTCTTCAGCGATATGCTTTTTCATTTCGAGTAAAGACTACTTTTTTCTTTTCTTATTCTTATTTATGAAATCATATCCGCTCACACATCCAGGTACCATTGACATCACATATTTTCTATACTTGTCAGTACCAACCAATCTACTTTCTGGTCCAACCCCACCTCTGGTAGTGCCATTTACAACTGCTTCAGTAACATCCTTAATCCAGGACTTAAACATAATCTTATCTTCAGTGACACAAATAAGGTAGTTAGTGCCACGACGAATGATGCGACCAATCAGTCCAGTGTTAAGGTTTTCTACCAGTTGACCAATCTTGAAGATATTATTGCTGACATAATTCTCACGAAGGACTTGGTAATTAAACTTAGGTGCAATCTCCCATCCTTCAGCAACACCCATTGACTGTCTTACAGTGTCAAAGATTGCTCTTGCATCTTTAGGTTTCATGTCTGGTGGCATACCAGCACGGAAAGTTTTGAAGTCTCCTTCAGATGCAGCAAGTCTCATTCTTGAAGCAGAAAGACCTTCAACGCCATCAGAGTCTGGGTCTCTGTCACCTGCAGAAACAACTTCAATATTATCAAAGTTATAAAGATTTCCGTTATAGTTGTTAGAGAGTTTCTCAAACTCCTTAACTCTATCAGCACCGCCAACGATTCTTACATTAGCATATCCATCATTATGTGCTTTCTTGAGCACATCAAAGATAGTCCTGGTGCTAACATCATTTGCAATACGCTCACTATGCTGAGGAAACATTGACCTCATAATAGTGACTTTAGTATCAGCATCCAGTGGATTCTTCTTAGCATCCTGACTGCGTGATGGCACAATCATATAATCACTCCCCTCCGCTTCAGCAGATTGGGCAGCAGTATCCATCAACTGCAAATGTCCCAGGTGTGGAGGATTGAAGCGACCAAAAGCAACAGTCAATGTGCCTTTAGTTTTTTCTACTGGGAGATAGTTTACTGGTTTCTCTGGATCAGCAGCAACTTCAGGTGCAGGTTGCTGTGCTACAGGTTCTTGCTGTTGAGCTAATGCAGGGTCAACAAAGTTGGGGTCTGAGACATTCTTTTCCTTCTCAGTTTGTGCTGGGTCTTTACCACCAACTTTCTGACGCTTATTATAAAACTTCAGTTTTCCCTTTTCTGTCTTAGCGACAAACTCGCCAGACATTCTATCATACCAACCACCATGTCCGTCACCTTGAAGACCCAACCTTGCTGCTTGCTGGGCGGCGGACTCAGATAAAAATTGGAAAAAATTCTTCATCACTTCTTCTTTTGCAACTCTGCGGTAACCGTATTTTGATTGGTAACGATATACCTTAAGATTTGTTTTCGTATCAATATATATTTATCCTTTTGCTTTTTGGTCTTAGATGCATCAATCTCACGCTGAAGGGTAGTGTAGATATAAGCAGCAAAGTGCTTAAAGTCCCTATTATCATATCCTTGAATAAGTTTTTGTAGATATTCGTTCATATTGTAAACATACCCTCCAGTGCTTCTAGATAATGTCTTGGATAAAATCTGTAAACTTTCTGCCCTCCAGATTTTCCACTAGCAACTTCAAGTTTATATCTTATTTGAATTACCTTTTTTGTCCCAAGACTAATTACAATCTTAGGGTCTCCAGATGTGTTGATGCTTACTTTGTATGTTGAATTAGCCAAAAGATCTCTAAACTCTCTATTGGCAACTCTAGTCTTAACAAGACCCTTTGCATCAAACTTCACAAGTTCGGTGTTTACATTTCTAGAAAGACCAAAGATAATATAATCAGCAAATCTAATCTTCCCAGCGTTTGGACCATCATCACCCAAAATCTTTTTCATTTGGTCGGCAGCATACTTATAAACTAACTGAGCACTTGACTTCAATTTTGGTCCACCACCAGTCTGTTCTGCATCAGATCTTGAAGAATACTTTTTAGTAAAAACTTCAGCATCAAAAAAATCATTTATATCTTTATTATATCTACTAGCAACTGGAGAAACATCTACACCCATTTCACCAAAAATGCTGAGAAACTTTTCAAATCCTTGACCAGAGACTTGGTGGAATTGCTCCCCTCCACTCACCTTCAAAGAGTAATCAATATTTCTAAATCTTTTATCAGGATTAGTTGGAGAACTAATCATAACCTTAACATCCGCCTTTGTCCCTTTTTGGTCTTCTGTTCCAGCGGCACTAATTCTGATTATATCTTGCCTTTCATTTACAGATAGACCTCTTGCCTGAGCGTTTATTCTACTGTGTGAATTAACAAATGAAATAGCACCAGATCTCAAGTCACTTACTTTAGACCAATTAGATCTTTCCATTAAGAAAGCTTGTGCCTTTTGTGGGACTGATACTGTTACAGAAACAGTATCTATGACAGCACTACCAACATCATTTACACTTTTGGCATACCCCTTCTTCATCATTTCAGTCAGAATCGCATCTACATCAGACTGAGTAACTGAAGGCAATCTCTTTGCTGTCTTTTGCTTTGCCCTTTTTACAAACCTTGCTGCAACAGCTGCAGCAAAAAAGACTTCAAATAAGTCTCCTCGATTTGCGGGAATTGCTGCTGGCATTTTTTTAAATATTTATGGAGAATAGGAGACTCGAACTCCTGACCTCCTGAATGCAAATCAGGCGCACTACCAACTGTGCTAATTCCCCAGAAAAGATTGTTACGAGTATTATGACGTGAATATCTACAGGGATATTACAGGTTGAATACTAACTAAACAATCAGTTTTAATCAATCAGATTCTACCACACTACTGATGGCATCGTCAAGGTCTGTAATGACTTCACGGATTTCAAATACTCGCTCTGGGCAAGAAGAATCAGTAGAGTATCCTTTTTGAGCATCAAACAAGACTTGACGGACTGCTGCTGCAGCACGGACGGGCATTTCAATAGTTACGTTTTTCATACTTCATACTTATCAAATAGTTTTCTAATGTTTTGAGTAATTCCCATTCCTCCAGTGTACGTTTCCAAAAGTTGCTCTTCTTCATCGACAATAATAAGGACAGGAGTAGCAGTCACACCATACTTCTTGGCAAGGTCCAAGTTTTCTTGTGGAATGGGAGTGTCAGCAAAGTCATCAAGATAAACTTCTTCGATGATGCTAGTGCGCTCATCTTTGATAGAGTTGAAGTATTTTTTGACTAGACCACAGGGTCCACAGGACTCTTTGGTAAAGATAATGAACTTACTCATCGGTCGTCAGCAGCGCGGTTTTCAGAGAAGTAAACATCGAAAGAACCTTCAGGATAACGCTTCTCCAGTTTCTTGACATTAGTAGCAATCACATCGTCGAAGGAAACACCGAGTGCCATGCAGGCTTGAGCAACATACCACATAAGATCACCGAGTTCAATAATAAGATGCTCACGGTTATCGTCGTTCCAAGGTTTTCCTTGGAAAACCATCTTCTTGATGATTTCAAGAAACTCCCCACCCTCAGCATTAATACCAACACCTGCAGTAAGAAGTCGCTCAATATTGGCACCCTTCTCATCAAGGGCAACAAGGCGGTCGGAAAGTGCGAGAAAATCAGTAGAGGCGTCACTAGTAACCGCATCAACAAACTTTTGATAACGTTCAAAATCAATATGCTTAGTCATTAAAATTTAAATCCGTCGAATGATTTTTTTGGTTTTGTTTCTTCATGATCATACTCGTTTTCTTGTCCAGAGTCAAGTATGTCGTTTTGAGCAGTCTGCTCACAATCATAGAGTCGCATCTTCGCTCTATCAATACCTACAATGAAACGCTTGTAGATAGTGGGATCGTTGTATCGATTTTTTAATTGCTTGACCATTAGTTGTCCAAGCTGCTCAAGCTCTTCAGTGCTAATAAGGGCAAACATAAGATCAGCAGTAGCAGGCAAGCCAAAGGACTCACTAGTATCAGTGAGTTCAACATCACTGCTACCATAACCAGAGCGAGTGGTCTGCGTGGCAGATACGATAGGGACGTTTGCCTCAACAGCCAACCCACGAAGCTCTTCTGCAATTGCCTTAATATAGCTATATGAATTGACAGAAAGGTTCGACTTATACCTGCTGGAAGCACATATATTAAGGTAATCAATGAAAATAATATCAGGACGGAATGACTTCTTAAGTGCAAGTTCATTAAGAAGTGATTTAAAGTGTCCACTATGTGCGCTCGCTGTAGGATACTCTTTAATAATTAGTTGACCTTGAGTTTTCTTAGCAAGTTTAGTAACTTTTGTTTCAAATGTCGTCTTAGGAAGATCGGTCAAATCTTGGATTGGTACATTGAGAAGGTTTGCATCAATACGTTCAGCAATTTTCTCCTCTGCCATCTCCATTGTAACGTAAAGCACATTACGTCCACTAAGCAGAACGGCGCTAGCCATATGACACATGAAAAGAGACTTACCAACACCTGTCCCAGCAAGAGCGATGTTAAGAGTCTTATTAGGAAGACCGCCTTTCGTAATTTTGTTAAAGTACTCAAGATCAAACGGGATGCGATCTTCCTTGCGGTGGTAAGACTCATAACGTGCTTCATAGTCATTCAGGTAATCGTGACCAATATGATTATCAAAGGACACTGCTAAAGCATTAGAGAGAATGCTGGGAATAGCATCTCTATTCTTTTTCTCATCATTACCATCAGCGATGGTGATTGATTCCATCAGAGCAAGATAGATAGCACGATCACGACACCACTTTTCAGTAGTATCAAGTAACCATTGCTCATCTACAGGAGAATCATTTAGAGTTTTTGTGATATCACGAATCTCTTTGATTTCCCCTTCAGTGAGGTCTGTTCGATTTTCTACTTCAATATTGAGTGCTTCAATAGTGATAGCAGATCCATACTTAACAATAAAGTTAACAACTTCTTGAAAGACTACCTTTTCAGTTCTTTGCTCAAAATAATTTGGTTGTATAAAAGGGATAACCTTTCTTGAGTAGTTTTCATTATATACAAGATTCCTAAGAATAGTAGTCTCAATACGTTCCATCAATTGTAGTGAAAATAAGTGGTCAGTATGTATTTTGTATTACTGATTGGCGGTTCTCCTTTATGAGGATACATCCACATTGGTGGGAACAATAGCATTCTACCACGTTTTGGTTGAATGTCGATATCTTTAAAAACCGTTCTACCACCTTTCTCAACATCATTCAAATAAAATGTGATTGATAGATATCTATTAGAAGATGGTTTATCTGATACATCTACATGAGTATCAAACCTATCAATTCCATTCGATTTATATTTTTTTATTCTAAAGTTTTCCAATAAACAAGTTTTTGGGAAAACTCTTTTATCAACATATTCATAGTATTTTTCAGTATACTCAAATATGGTGTCCAGTAACTGTTTATGCAAATTTTCTACTCTTAGATTTTCTGTTTTACAATTTGTTAAATTTAATTGTGTAAAATTTGGTGCTCCATTATTATCAAACCTTTCATGCTTTGATGAATTGAGTTCAAAATAATCTATTAAAAAACTACAGTCTTCTTCAGAAAGAATATCATCATACACATGAATAAGATCAACCAATCTATCCATAACTAAACTCCTCACGGGCAATCTCATCCAGTTTTTCCATCACTTCTGGAGTGAAATATACTTCTGGGTCTTTGAGAATTGCTTTAGCATAGACTTTTTTGCCGTCGATCTCATAGCGTCCTGCGACGTTCTTCCAGAGACCGCCAATTTCACCGAGTTCAAGAAGACCGTAATAACGATCAAGACCACGCTCATCGTAAAACAAACGTACCGTAACATCTTGGTTCTCCTTGCTTAAACGTGACTTAGCAGTCTTAGCCTTGATAAGGTTTCCGACGATTTCAGTTCCGTCTTTCTCCTTCTTCTTGCTGAGATGGATGATAGTAGAAGCGGCATACTTAAGACCACTACCACCACCCATTTCTTTTGTAGGAACGTAAGCGCCAATAACATCGTAGGTGTGGTTGGTAACAATCATTGGAATGTTTGCCTGACCCAACTTGAGTGTGAGCATACGGAAGGCACCTTTGATAAGTTGGGATTTGGTCATATCCCGAACCTGTTTATCGTTGAGTGCGTCAGTAATCTCTTTCTCAGTGGAAAGCATACCCAAAGAGTCTAGCACAAACATGCAAGGTTTGCGTTCTTCTAAGGGTTTCTTAAGGTATATATCTACTGCCTTGAGTGCCTTGCTACGGAACTCCTCAACGGTCACAACATTAACAACTACAAGACGGTTGAGATCAATACCCCTAGACTCAAGTAAGGACTTATTAACAGCGGCTTCAGTATCAAAGTAGAGACAATAACCATCGGGGTTAGAATCAAGAAAATTCTTAACCACAGCGAGAGAAAAGAAAGTCTTTCCAGTAGAAGACTCTCCAGCAATAGCAGTAATCT